ATTAATAATTAATTATGGAAAACATAAAAATAAGATGTCGCTCCTGTGGTAAGGAGTTGGAAGGGCATCCTACGAAAACTGTGACCTGTGGTTGTCAAAATATGGCAACCATTCGTGGAGATAAGATTTCAGCAGTTGACTTATCGCAGATAGTTATGTTAAACTCTTATTATAACAAAACAAAATCTGGTGTTCTTACAAGTGAAGATATTGCCTGGCAAGAAGCAAGGCGTCAACGCAAAGTAAGAAGATTAGATTTTGAAGTCCGTTGAGGACTTTTATTGGTAGCGTGGCAGAGTCCGGTTTATTGCGTTTGTCTTGAAAACAAATGAGGGTAACACCTCCACTGGTTCAAATCCAGTCGCTACCGTTTACAAATATTACAAAGTTTTAGATTTTCTTAATCTATATTTGTGTATCAACACAAACTTGACATAGTAGAAATACTCACTAGCATAATTAGTAGTATTCAACCCAAATCATATGGATCAACACACCTACGAAAACTGGGTGAAGATCAAGGAAACTTTCGAAGCTTCTGGAAATCTAGACAATATGTTTTACAAAAGAGCAGTTGAAATTGTGAAAACCCGAAGAGACCCTCTAGCAAAGTTTCTTGGAGATGAGAAATGATACATGAAAATGATGAGTTTGTGAGTAGGTATGAAGTTCAGGAGATGATTGATGCTGCTATACGAAGGCACAATCGGAATGCTTCCATTATTTCTATGTGTGTTGGTTGGATGGTCCTTGCTTTATTTGCTGAGGGACTTTTAAGACTTGTTGGCGTTATTCCACCTATGTTCCCATGGTTAAACATTACCCTGAAATAATAGGAATCTTTTTCCTTCTGGTGTTTGCTGCCACTATGTTCTATCAAGGAACTTGTATTATGAGAGGTCAAAGAGGATATTCACTCAGAGATTATATGAAACAAGAAAGTTCAAGTATGCGTAAACGAATAGAAGAACTTTTAAAGGACAAATGATAACTTTAACCGAAGAAGATTTGCAAGAGTTGCAAGAAAGAGTCATGCGGCAAAAAATGGAAGAGTTATTTGAAGAACCATCTACTTATGAGGATGAGAAAGATGATTAAAACTTTTATATCTTCACTTTTACTTTTTAGTTCTATTGCATCGTTCATTTATTGGGGACTTACACACGCATATCCAGGAGTTGTATGAAAGTAGGATTAATCGGACTAGGACGGATGGGAGAAGGAATGTCCCGTCGAATGATGAAAGCAGGTATTGAGGTTTGGGGTTATAGGAGGAATTATGAGAAAGCACAAGAAGCATATGAAAACGGATATGTTAACGGTGTTACAACTTCTATACAAAGCCTTGCTCAGGTAGTAAAACATACTCAGAGTGGAGTATCAGACAAATATGGACCAGGCATCTTTATGATGGTTGTACCAGCAGAAACAGTAGAGGAGACAATCAATGAGTTACTACGATATTGTGACGAAGGAGATATTATTATTGATCATGGCAATAGCAATTTTAAAGACAGTAGGAAAAGAGCAGAACGTTTGGCAAAGTTGGGTATCCAATATATTGATTGTGGCACTAGCGGTGGTGTTTATGGTCTGGATCGTGGATACTGTCTTATGGTTGGAGGTGGAAATACTGCAGTCGCCACTTGTTCGCGCATTTTTGATGCCCTCTCACCAGGAATTGACGCTGCCCCCAGGACTCAATTTAACTCAGACGTAACCTCTGCTGAGTTTGGTTGGTTACATTGTGGCGGACCAGGGGCAGGACATTTTGTGAAGATGGTTCACAATGGAATCGAATACGGCATTATGCAGGCATATGCCGAAGGATTCAATATTCTCAAGAACGCTAATGCAGGTGCTCAGTATGTCAGAGAAGGAGATGCAGAGGTTGCCCCAATGGCGGATCCAGAATCCTATTGTTATGATATTGATGTTGCTGAGGTTGCTGAGTTGTGGCGTCGTGGTAGCGTGGTTGGGTCTTGGTTACTTGATCTTACTGCTGATGTGTTACGCAGGGATGGTGAGCTTAAACAGTTCTCTGGAGGCGTATCCGACAGTGGTGAGGGTCGTTGGACTGTTTCTGCCGCTGTGGATTTGGGGGTTCCCGCTCCTGTCATTACTACTGCACTATTTGAAAGATTTAACTCACGCAATCTCGGATCGTTCGGAGCAAAGATCCTAAACGGAATGCGTTATATGTTCGGTGGACATCATGTTAGGTAAAGTACTTTTATTTGTTTCAGTTCCTTTCGTATTAACAACTCTTTATTTCGGAACAAAAGGAGGGTATTATGATACCGAAAAGTATAAAGGAAACGGAACCGCACATTAGGCAGCGGTATCACTTTGCAACATCAGCATTTGTAAGAATGTGGGGGCATAGTTCATTACACGATCGTCGTATCGTAGAATTCTGTGAGGTATGGGCGCATAGAACTGAAAACGCACCATTGGATGATAGAGTATTGGATCAATATTTCTATTATGAATTTAAAACTTGGAGAGGATACTGATGGGACACTTTGCACGATGGGTATTGGAAAACCCATATACACTTGGATTTCTTGGATATATTTTGATTGTTCTTCCTATTATGGGTATATGGGCGATTCATAAATACGAATGGCAGCACTGGGCACCATTTGACAAAGGGCACAAGAAGTAAAGGTTCAAAACATATAAATAGTTTTGAACTTACTTGATAAGTTTTTATGCCGTATTCAAATCCAGAACAACAAAAAGCCGCACAGAAGCAGTGGTATGAGAAAAACAAGTCTATTACCGCTCAAAGATCAAAAGAGGCTAGACAAAGGAAGAGAATGTGGTATAATAATATTATGGATGAAAAGTCCTGTGAGAGATGTGGAGAAAATGATAATGCCTGTTTAGACTGGCATCATCTCAATCCAAAAGAAAAAGAACACGATATTGCTTTTTTACTTTGTAATAGAAGTAAAGAATCAATTTTAGAAGAGATGGAAAAATGTATCTGTCTTTGTTCTAACTGTCACAGAAAACTTCATTACTACGGGGCGTAGTATAGTGGTAGAATGCCGCTTTTGGGAAGCGGAGGTGCAAGTTCGATTCTTGCCGCCCCGATCGCCAGTTACTTCACTGGCACACTTGACACAAAAACTCAAACACCTTATAATACTAGGGTAAACAAAACAAAACAATGTCTCTGATTCAAAAATTCAAAAAGGATGTTAGCACTCTACGTTCTGCTGCTAACGGGGAAATCTACCTTGATGTAAAGAATCCGAAACTTTATAAAAAGGTTCGCCGCTTCTATGAAAATGAAGGGGTGGTATTTTCCGGTGATCCTCTTGATGATTACGAAATTCTTATGGAGTATATTGATCAGGATCTTGAATCTGTTGAGGTTGCATGAAAACCAAAGTTCTTCTGGAGCGTGAAGGATATCGTTTCGTAGAGGCAGGTATCCTTGAAATTAACGGTAAACCTGATTACCGTTTACAAAAACAAAACGAATACACCAAACGCTGGAATGACATTTATCTTTTTGATAATGGTCTACAATGTACTACTGCTATGGAAGACATTGACTATGCGCGTTGGTTAGATCCAGATAGAGTTCCTTGTTATGTAAGAGATGATGATTAAATAGTCACGGATGGACTTTAACAGCACTGGTCGGGAGCAAACCCCTAATGTCAAAATCTGATTTACTTCGGTGGATTGGAAATATTCTTCTTATAATTGGTTATCAAACTATGTTATGGGGAGAATTTAAATATGGTTTATTAATAAAGGTTATTGGAGGTTTACTCACAGTGCCTTTTGCTATTAAACTTAAACTTTGGGATGTACTATTCTTATGTGCATTCTTTGGTATTACCGAGATATCAAAGTTAACCCAACTTTTCTTAGTTTAGTAAAACTAAGTGGTGGAGTCAAATATGACCCTATTGTTTTCTTGCTTTTCTCAAGAGCAAGTGGTGCGGATGGGACTCTCTCCCGCCTGGTTTCCAATTTCCAGTTAAAGAATTGGTGGCGAGCCTGAGTTACAGAGGTGGGTTGCATAAACCCATCTTTTTTAGTATAATGGTAAAAAGTATTCTTGTTTATGAAGGTTGCATTAATCACTGGAATCACAGGTCAAGACGGTTCTTATCTTGCCGAACTTCTTTTGGAGAAAGGATATGAAGTTCATGGTATTGTAAGACGTGCATCTTTGATTAATACGCATCGTATAGATCATTTGTATCAAAATGTTAAGTTACATTACGGAGACTTAACAGACTCTACTAATATAGTAAGAGTCATACAGAAAGTCCAACCTGATGAAATTTATAATCTTGGTGCTCAAAGTCATGTCAAAGTATCCTTTGAGATGCCTGAATACACTGCTGATGTGGATGGTGTGGGAACTCTTCGGGTTCTTGAAGCAGTGCGTCTTTTGGGTATGGAAGACCGTGTACGCATCTATCAGGCATCTACCAGCGAACTTTACGGATTGGTTCAAGAAACTCCTCAAAGTGAAACTACTCCTTTTTATCCCCGTTCTCCTTATGGGGTAGCAAAACTCTATGGATATTGGATAACCAAAAACTATCGTGAAGCATATGGGATGTATGCTTGTACTGGAATTCTGTTTAATCACGAATCACCAAGACGTGGAGAAACGTTTGTAACACGTAAGATTACTCGTGGTCTTTCAAAGATTTCTTGCGGACTTCAAGATGTTCTTGAACTTGGTAATCTAAATGCTAAACGTGACTGGGGACACGCTAAGGACTTTGTAGAAGCAATGTGGTTGATGCTTCAACAAGATGAACCAGAAGATTATGTGATTGCAACTGGTGTTCAGTACTCTGTAAAGGAGTTTGTGGAAGAATCGGCACCTTACTTTGGAATGAAGATTGAATGGGAAGGTGAGGGTCTTGATGAGGTTGGTATTGATAAACTTACTGGCAGAACGGTCATTAGAGTCAATCCTAAATATTTTCGACCTGCTGAAGTAGAGACTTTATTAGGTGATGCCTCTAAGGCAAAAGAAAAATTAGGTTGGGAACCTAAGATTTCTTTCAAACAATTAGTTGAGGATATGTGCATTTATGGACAGTGATTCCAGAGTATTAGTTGCTGGTGCCAATGGGATGGTTGGATCTGCAATTGTTAGAAATCTTGAAAGTAAAGATTATAGTGATATTATTAGGGGAACTCGTCAGACTGTAGATTTTACAGATCAAGAAGCGACTGATACATTTTTTAGACTTAAAAAACCTGATTATGTTTTTGTTGCCGCTGCCAAGGTTGGTGGTATTATGGCAAACAATACATATAAGGCAGATTTCTTGACTGAGAATATCCGTATTCAGACGAATATTATTGATTCTGCATATCGTTGGGGTGTAAAGAAACTTTTGTTTCTTGGTTCATCCTGCATCTATCCCAAGTTTGCAACTCAACCAATCACCGAAGATCAGTTGATGACTGGTGCTCTGGAACCAACCAATGATGCCTATGCGATTGCAAAGATTGCTGGTATTATGATGTGTCAGGCATATCGCCAACAGCATGGGTTTAATGCCATCTCCTTGATGCCTACGAACCTTTATGGTCCTAACGATAACTTTGACCTGGAAACGTCTCACGTTCTTCCAGCAATGATTGCTAAGTTTCATGCTGCTCTTGACCATAGTAAGTATTGGGAAGTCAAACTTTGGGGTGATGGTTCTGCGATGAGAGAGTTTCTGCACGTTGATGATCTTGCAGAAGCGTGTTATACCTGTATGCAGGTCTATAATGAAGCAGAACATATCAATGTTGGTACAGGTGAAGATGTGACGATTAAGGAACTTGCGGAAACTGTTGCTGATGTTGTTGGGTATGATCGTGATATTAATTGGGATACTACAAAACCAAATGGTACTCCACGTAAAGTCTTGAATGTAGATAAGATTAAATCGCTTGGTTGGGAACCAAAGATTGGTCTCCGTGAAGGTATTGGGTCAACTTATCAATGGTATAAAGAAAATGCTTGCAAATGATGATCTAGGAAATCTGGGAAGACTTGGTAACCAGATGTTTCAATATACTGCTCTTCGTGGTCTTGCCCAAAGACACGGATATGAGTATTGCTTACCACCAAGAGCAGTTGTTGCAACAAGAGATATTAATTGTGTAAACTCAGATATTACAATGTTTGAGTGCTTTAAGATTCCTGAAGCACCAAAGCATGTGACTAATTTTCCAAAGGTAATGGAATCAAATTTTGGATTAGATCAAAATCTTTGGAACAACTGTCCAGATAATATTAGTCTTTATGGATATTTCCAAACAGAAAAATATTTCAAGCATATTGAAAAGCAAATTCGTGAGGCATTTACTTTTGCCGATGAAATTCGTGAACCAACAGAAGAAGCATTTAAATCAAATTTTGGTAATGAAGAAGTAATTGCAATTCATCTTCGTAGGGGAGATTATCTACAATATCCACATCACCCAGTACAAACGTTAGAGTATTATGCTCAGGGATTGTCTCATATGCCAGAAGACATTCCAGTTATGATTTTTTCTGATGGAATTGAGTGGTGTAAGGAGCAAGAAGTTTTTCAGGGAGATCGTTTTATTTTTGCAGAAGGAAACAGCACTGGCGTAGATCTTTGTCTCCAATCCCTTTGCACATATCACATCATTGCCAATTCTTCATTCTCTTGGTGGGGTGCTTGGTTGGCAAAAAGTAAAAAAACAGTTGCCCCAAGTACTTGGTTTGCTGGACCAGATGCTTCTAAAGATCTCAGCGATTTATATTTACAAGGATGGATTATCATATGAGAGTTGCAGTTTTAATATCTGGAAGATTGAAGTGTTATGAAAGTTGTCTGATTCCTTTATTGGAGTCGTGTGACTATGATGTTGATTTGTTTATTTCAATTAATGCTGAGAGAGATGATTATCACAATCAAGCATTGAATAATCTCTCAAAATGGTTGAAGGGTGAATATATTTGTCCTTATGTTATTCCCCAGCATTATAAAGATATTTTTATTAATATGGGAACGGGAACTAATGAACCATTGCCATATAATCAATTATCGATGTTTTTCAATGATATGAATGCTTTTAAATTAGCAACTCAATATGCTGATGATAATAACTTCGAATATGATGCATATATGAAATATCGTTCTGATATTGTTACTAACAAATTACCAGATATTGAAAAATCTGATGAATATCAAATTTTTTCGGTAATTCCTTGGTGTAATCACTATTCACCCATAATAGACAGACAAAATCCAACCATATACAATTCTCCTGGAGATTGGAGACTTCCAGATACAGTAAATGCTCCATGGGTTTCTGATGCAATAGTATATGGAAACAGAAATTCAATGGAAGCATATATGCAGACATATAATTATTGTATTGAAATGAATGAATTGTGGAAGGGTTTATATCCAATTGCCTTTGAGCCATCTGTGACTCAGAACGCTTATGATAAGGGTTTAGAAGTTAAATATTTTTCTGCACCATATACTATTGATCCTTCCAGGCACCAATAAATATTTAAAAATATTTTTCTTATGAAAGTTATTATTCCAATGTCTGGTATGAGTAGTAGATTTGCTGCTGCTGGATATGACATTCCAAAATATCTTATTGAAGTTGATGGAAGAAAGGTTATAGAACATATCGTCGATCTTTATCCAGAAGATAGTAAATTTGTTTTTATTATCAACGATAAGCATAAAGAAGAAACTAATATAGTTGAGGTATTGGATAAACTTGTAGAGAAAAAAGAAATAGTTAGTATTCCTAGACATAAAAATGGCCCAGTATTTTCTGTATTTGAGTTTGAGAATCTGATTGATGATGAAGAAGAAGTAATTGTCAATTATTGTGATTTCTCAATATATTGGGATTATCGTCATTTCAAAGGTTTTGTTGATGCAACGGAGTGTGATGGATGTGTAATTTGTTATACTGGATTTCATCCCCATATGCTGGGTAGTGATAATTATGCATTCTGCCGCACTGATGAGGACAATAAGATTTTAGAAGTTCGTGAGAAGCAACCATTCACAGAAGATAAAATGTCTGAATTTGCTTCTGCTGGAAACTACTATTTCAGGAAAGGTAGTTATGTAAAGAAATACTTTAAACAGTTGATGGATGAAGATATTAACATCAACGGTGAGTATTATGTAAGCCTGATTTATAACCTACTTGTTCGTGATGAACTTATAAGTCTTGTTTATGAAGTTCCTTATATGCTTCAATGGGGAACTCCATTTGATCTTGATGTTTATAATAGTTGGTCAAATTATTATCGTAAAGCACTAGAAGGTCAGAAAGAAGTTAGACTTGAAAACTGTATTCTTGCTCTTCCAATGGCAGGTGCTGGGAGTCGCTTCTCAAAAGAAGGATATACCGAACCAAAACCATTCATTCAAGTCAATGGTAAAGATATGGTAGATCAGGCAGTTCGCTGCTTACCAAAAACTGATGATGTCATTTATGCCTGTCTGAAAGGTCATCAATCACCTGGTCAAAATACAGTCTGGATTGATGAAGTTCTTGAAGGTCAGGCTTGCACAACAGAAAGAATTGTCAATGTGATTGATCCAGATTCTTCTATTTTAATTTCAGCTTGTGATAATGGTGTATTCTATGATGCCGATAAGTTTTTAGATTTGGTAAATGATGAAGAAAATGATATAATAGTTTGGACTTATAGAAATAACTATACGAGTCATTTGCAACCAGAGGCATATTCTTGGGTTAAATGTGATGAGGATGGGAATGTAAGTCGTGTCGATGTTAAAAAATTTACTGGAACTGATCCTGTAAAAGAGTTTGCCATTACTGGAACTATGTTTTTCCGTTCAAGGGAAATCTTTTTCCGTTCTTTAAAATCTTTATATGATAATGATAATAGAACTAATGGCGAATTCTATGTTGATAGTATGCTTAATGAAGCAATAGAATTGGGATATAAAGTTAAAAACTTTGAGATTGATAATTATATTTGTTGGGGAACTCCAAATGATTTAAAGACTTACCAATACTGGCAAAGATTTTTTAATAAAGTTGATTGGCACTCTTACGAATACGAAAATGACTACTTTACCATCTAAAAAAGATATAAATGCAGTTTTAATGTTGTATTGGGGTTGGACTGATCTTATTCAACTTGTTGGTATGGTTAGGTATTATCAAACTCAATATAAATCTGTAAGTTTAATATGTCTTCCCCATCAAAAAGAATTTTTGGAAGCATTGTATCCAGACTTTAATTTAATTTTCGTTTCTTGTCCAGATGGAACAGCGAGTAATGATATTGATAAGTTGGCTAAAAAACTTTTTGATGAGGATTATCTATTTTTGAATGAAGGAAAACCTGGAGAACATGGGCATCAAAATTGTTGGAATTTTGAACAAGCTTGCCTGAGAATGAATATTCAAAATGAAATTCCTAAAACTAATATTCAATATAAAAATTGTCAAATATTAAAAAAATTTAACTTGCAAGAAAAATTACAAATTAATGAAAGAGATGCAAGTGATCCAACATTTGACCAAAGAATAGGATTCTATACGCTTTCAAATCTTGATTATTCTATTGCATTTGATTATTTTAAAATTATAAGGAATGAGGATGATGAACAAAGAAAATATTCTGAGTTAGTTAAATTTAATGAATATTCTGTTGTTCATCATGTTGATGGTATGGATCTTTCTAATATTGAGTATAATTTGGTTTATTTAAATAATAATTCAACTAAAATTATTGATACGATAAAGATTATTGAAAATGCAAAAGAAGTTCATTTTTATGACAGTCTTTATGGAATACTTTGTTATTTTTTATATTTTTCAAATCAGTTGAGGGGTCCAAAGTTCTACCTACACAAGTATGCCAGAATGAAAATACCCAAATTTTTTGATTATAAAAAAATGGAGGAGAGTGGTGATTGGATTGTTATTGCATAATTTATGTGGTATAATCGTAGTATATAATATTTTTAATGTATGGATCCTATTCTAATATCGGAAGTTAATTTTTTTAACAAAATTACTGATAAGGTGGAAGTAATTTTTGATGTTGGGGCATATAATGATTCTCCATATGTCCAAACGGGAGGTGAAGTTCATTATTTTGAACCTTTTCCGAAATATCTAGAACAACTAAAGCAGTTGTCGAATAATAATGAAAAATCATTTTTTAATGCTTTTGGTTTGAGTGATGAAAATACATCTTTTGATTTTTGGGTAAGTACATATTCTTTTATTGAACGACCAAATTCTACTGGTGATCCAATAAAATGCGAATTACGTAGAGCAGATGAATATTGCAGATCTAATAATATTAAGGAGATTGACTTTTTAAAAATTGACGTTGAATGCATGGAAACCAAAGTTTTTCGTGGATTTGGAGACTATTTGAACAACGTAAAAATTATTCAATTTGAATATGGACCCGGGCAAAAAGAAGTTGGTGATAATCTAGATATTATGCTTTCTTACCTAGAACCATATGGATTCACTGGATTTAGTTATATGTTTTTTGAAGACCATGGTGGATTAACTCCAATTTCTGATAGGGAAGATCTGTGGAGATGGTGTAATATTGTCGCATATAATAAAAATTATTTTAATTCTGAACCTTGGTAATTTTAAAAAATAATATTAGTAGAGTATGAATATTGAACATTGGAATTCTAGAAAAACTAGAGTTATTAAAGAAAAAGATGAGAATGGTAGGGACATTGAAGTTTCATATTTCTTCACTTGTCAATTTACTGGTCTTTCTAAGCATTATCCTCAACCACTAATCTATTCGCATCAAACTCAGAGACTGACTCTTCCAACCAAAGAAATGTTTATGTCTTTGGGTAGAGGAACTGTCTATGAAGAAACGATGGAGTATCAAGTAGAACTTCCTTTTCATTTTAAGAATTTCTGCTCAGTTCCTGTATTTTACTTTGTGTATAATATGGCGAACTACTATCATTTTATCTACGATACGTTGCCTTATCTCTACTCTTACTTCAATGAGAAAGAGATTCATCCAGATCTTAAACTTCTTGTGAGTCCGCCAGAAGGTAAAGATGATCTTTATCCTTTTGTTTGGGAATCGCTAGAACTTCTTGGTATTAGAAGAAAAGATGTTGTATTTCTAAACCCAGACACTCTTTATAATACTGTTGTAGTGGGGTCGTCATTGACCCATAACGGTCTTTCAAATACTCCACCACATTCTGGTGTATTTGATATTATCAACCGTATGAAAGGTGAATATCAGGGTCCAGAGAAGATTTATATCTCACGGCGCACTTGGTTGCATAATAACTTCGATAATATTGGAACCAACTATACTGAGCGCCGTCGTTGTGTGAATGAGGATGAAGTAGCAGAACTTTTCAAGTCTCATGGATATGAAGAAGTCTTCTGTGAAAATATGACGATGAAAGAGAAGATTGGTTTATTCAACTCTGCTAAGTATGTTGCTGGACCAATTGGTGGTGGTATGTGTAATGTAATCTTCTCACCACCAGAAACAAAAGTTATTTCTATCAATAGTCCTTTGTTTTTTGATGTCAATACTCGCTTTGAGTATTCAATGTCTCATACAGAATTACATCATTTTAATGATACTGAGTTTGTGGAGAAAGTAGAGGAAAGTGTGGAAAGTGATGGTGCTCTTTCTATCTCTGGTGGTCTAAACTCTCCTTGGAAGGTAAATCTAAATAAACTAGCATTATTCCTTAAAGATGTCTGAAATACTAGAACTAGCAAGAGAAATTAGTGACTACACTATTTGTGGTGAAGGTAATGTATCAGTAAGAGTAGATGAAAATACATTCCTCATTAAAGCAAGTGGAACAAGTCTTCATACACTATCAGAAGAAGACTTGACATTATGCAATACAAATGGTGCTCAGATAGAACTTCTCCATAAGAAACCAAGTATTGAAACTTCATTTCATGCTTGGATTATGAAGACATTTCCTGATATTAATTTTATTGCACATACTCACCCTCCACATACAACTAAGATTCTTTGTTCAGAAGCAATTTATGATTTTGCAGACCACAGATGGTTTCCAGATCAAATTGTGAGGAATGGAATTAAGTCCTGTGTTGTTCCTTATGCTCCTCCTGGCGAATCAATTTTAAAGTTAGTTGATAAGCATGTGTCAAAGTTTGTGGATGATGAAGGTTATTTTCCTAAGTTGATTCTTCTACAAAATCATGGTATAATCTCAGCATCGACATCTAAGAAAGATTGTGCAGCTTCCACTTTAATGTGTGAAAAGTCTGCCGATATTTTTATTGGAGCAAAACTTTTGGGTGGAGTTAAGTTCTTAACAAAACAAGAAGTTGCCGATGTTGATACTTGCCCAAATGAAAATTATAGGAGAAATATGTATCAATGAATAAATTTTTGTTTGTTCCTATGGGAGAAACTTTTAGGTATCTATTTGATGGAGATCCTAGAGGAAGAGGTGGAATTGAATCTTATAATTTACAGATGGAGGTATCTAATTCCCATCTTAAATTATTAAATCAAATTAATAACGACTGTGAAACTGATATATTTTACCATTTTTATGGTATGAATTCGCAGTATGATGAAGATTTAGTAAATTTATACTCCTCAAAAAATTATAATGTAGATGGCGCTTTTACGGATGGATTGATTGGTGAGGTTAATTTCTATAATAAGACATATGACTTATTAAGAAGTAAGGATTTATCTGAGTATAAGAGCATACTTTTTGTTAGAGCAGATTTCTTCCTCAAACCTTATTTTAAAAATGTATATGATCATAATGATCAGAGAATTTTATTTACTCATGTGAATGAAATTTGTAGAGGATATCATCTTGACCCAGATGGTGTTAATCCATTTGTTAATTATATGATCTTTCATGTTCCAAATAGATTTTTTGATAAACTATTGAATGGTCAAATAATGAACTATCATAGTTCTTATGCACATTGTTTGCGTAATGGTTTATCTCATGACGATATTTGGTTTATTTTAGATACTTATCACTCATCAAACACTGAATATGTTTGGAATCCTATTTTTCATCAAGTAGGTAGACCTGAAAATAAAGAATGGATTGATAGAGGATATAGAGTTAATCCAGAAACAAGGCAACCATATTTTATTGAAAATGATAATATCTATTCCAACTTAAAAAACAATGACTTCTATAATTAAAATGAAAGTAATATATGTTGACATTGATGAAACAATTTGTCATAGAGAGACCTCTGTTGATTTTGGAACCACTCATGATTATTCGAAGGCAAAACCAATACCAGAAAACATAGAAAAAATTAATAAACTTTATGATGAAGGTCATACAATAGTTTATTGGACTGCTCGTGGTAGTAGAAAGCAAATAGATTGGTTTGACCTTACTGCAAAGCAACTTTCCGAATGGGGTGCCAAGTATCACGAATTGAAAACAGACAAACCATTTTATGATTTGTTTATTGAAGATAAATCGCTAAGGATTGAAGAACTGTGATTATTATTTCTCATCGCGGCAATATTCGGGGACCAGTTCCTGATAAAGAAAATCGTCCAAGTTACATTGACTGTGCGATTGGAAATGGATATCATGTAGAAATTGATGTTCGTTCAATTGATGGTGAGTTGTGGTTGGGTCATGATGAACCACAATATAAAATTGACCATAACTGGTTAGATAAGCGTAGGCATTATCTGTGGTTGCATTGCAAAAATCTTGAAGCGGCAAAAGAGTGTTGGGTATATCATTCTTTTTGCCATACAGGAGATCCATTTACTTACACTTCAACTGGAAAGATTTGGTTACATGATCTTTCAATGAAGATTGATGGAAATGTAATTATTCCTCTCATTGATTGTGATGATGTTGAGTGCTTTATACCTATCGGTGAAAAACCTTTTGGTATATGCACTGATTATCCTGCCTTTGTATGAAAACAATATTTGTAAGGCATTATGATGCCTTTGGTGATTGGGTAAGTATCAATGGTCTTGTGCGATATTTAATTCAACAATATCATTATAAACAAGTCTATCTTGTTTTAGAACATAATGAAACTCGTAAAAACTTTGTAGAGTTATTGTATGGGGATGAACCAAAAATATCCACAATAATGGATCGTGAGTTTGAGAGAGTATGTACTAATGAGGATGTAATTGATACTAGGGTTAATGAGTATTATCCTAGAATTGGTAGTGGTAATTATTGGAGTAATCAGAATCCCTTAGAAGATTATAACCATATTGGACCAACATCAAATTCTGATAATTTCTATATTAAACTTGGCATAAATCCAGAAGTTAAAAATAAACATTTCTTTTTTTCTAGAAAAGTAGATCTTGAAGAAAAACTTTTCGACAGTTTAGACTTAACTGAACCATATTCAGTCGTATGTGACTATGGTGAAAACCTTATAGATAGAAAGTATTTAAAACATTCTAAGGTTGTCAATCTTCATAATATTTCACCAAATTTGGTGGATGTGTTAAAGATACTAGAAAATTCTGATGATATTCATCTTATCGAGAACACAGTATCTTTATTTGTTTATCATATGCAATCAGCATTTTTATTGAGCGATTTTAAAGTTCATTTACATGCCTATGCAAGAAAAGAATCACATCGTAGGTGTGATAGTCCTGAATGTAACAATCAATTTTTAAATATGTTACTTTTACCTAAACTTGAAAATTGGGAAATTTTCTGGAATTAAAATCTTTAAAAAATTTTTGTGAGGTCTTAAAAAGATGAACGTTCTTGTGCCTATGGCTGGATCTGGCAGTCGATTTGCTAAGGTAGGATATACTCTTCCGAAACCATTAATTGAAGTTCGTGGTAAACCAATGATTCAAGTAGTCATTGAGGGACTAAATGTAGATGCCAAATATACTTATGTTGTCCAGAAAGAACATTATGAAAAGTACAATCTTCAATATCTTTTAAATTCAATTACCCCTAATTGTAATATCGTTCAAGTTGATGGTATTACCGAAGGTGCTGCTTGTACAACTCTATTGGCACGAGAGTTTATTGATAATCAAGAACCTTTAATTATCACCAATTCAGATCAATTGATTTTATGGAATAGTGAAGAGACTCTTTATGCCTTTAATAGGGATAATGTTGATGGTGGTATAGTTACTTTCTCCGCAACTCATCCCAAATGGTCTTTTGCTAAACTTGGTGATGATGGTTATGTTTGTGAAGTTGCTGAAAAAAATCCTATTTCGGAACATGCAACTGCTGGAATTTACTATTGGAAGAATGGTTCTGATTATGTAAAGTATGCCGAACAAATGATTGCTAAGGATATTCGTGTAAATAATGAATTTTATGTTTGTCCTGTATATAATGAAGCAATTGGAGATGGTAAAAAAATCTGTATCAAAGAAATTGGTGTTGATGATATGTGGGGTTTAGGAACACCAGAAGATCTCGGATATTTCTTAGAGAACTATGAAGGAAAAATCTAATCAATTTTTCATTAAAATAAATCTTAATCAAATTAAACTTTGCATATTTGATGTAGATGGAGTTTTAGTTGATAGTAGATCTCTTCATTATCCTGCAACCATGCTTGCCTTAAAGGATTATGGATATTTTTATTCCCGAGAAGAAGATGAAAATTTTGGCACTATACCTACTAGGCAAAAATTAAATCTTCTAGCAGAACATGGTAAGATTGAAAAAGATTCTGTTGATTGTATTTGGGATCTTAAAGATAATTATGCATGTGAATTGTTTGAAAATAATATTGTAATCAATACTCAAATTAAACCTCTATTTAAAATACTAAAATCTAATAAAATTAAAATATCATTAGCATCAAATGCTAGATATAGTTTTTTAAATAAAGTTGTAGACAAGTTAGATATTGGAGAATATGTTGATTTGATTCTTAGTGCTCAATCTGTAATACCAAAACCAGATCCTGCAATTTATATAAATGCTATGAATTACTTTGATATATCTCCAGATCATACTTTAATATTTGAAGATAGTGAGGTTGGGAAACAATCTGCTTATGCAAGTAAAGCTAATGTTTATGAAATTTCAAGATTTGATCAATTAACACCTTTTATATTTGAAAATAATGAAACTTATTGCACATCGCGGTAATATCAATGGTCCCAATCACGAGTTGGAAAATAATCCAGAGTATATTGATATTGCAATATCAAATGGATTTGATGTTGAGATTGATGTAAGAAATGTAGATGGCGATTTTTATCTTGGACACGACAACCCTCAATATCTAGTTTCTATATCCTGGTTGGAGGAAAGAAAGGACAATCTTTGGATACACTGTAAAGATTTAAAATCTCTTGAAATTTTTTCCAATAGTTCTGAAGATTTTAACTATTTTTGGCATCAAGAGGATGATTTTACATTAACTAGTAAAAATTACATCTGGACTTATCCTGGAAAGCCATATACAATGAAATCAATTATTGTTATGCCAGAATTGATTGATGACTTAGAATATAAAAATTTTAAATCATTGAATTGTTATGGTGTTTGTAGTGATTACGTTTCTTGAACTATAATGTATATTAAAAGGTAATTATGAAAGATAAATGTTTATTTGTTATTAATGGTGACACCTTTCGTTTGGGTGGTCAAGGATCCGTTGGTAAGGGTGGAGAAGAATCCATCAACAGACAAAAGTTGGCAACCGATTCTCATAATAATTTTTTTGAATCTATTGAAAAAAAGTTAGGAGTTAAATGTGAAATTTATTTAAACATTTATACTTGTAACGATGAATATGATCAAAAATTATTGGAATGGTATGGTGAAAGAGTTGTAAATGTTGCTATACATCCAAAAAGATTTGAAAATGAACTTGGTTTGGTCTATGATACAACAAGATCTCTAAAAGAATTTGGTCTTGATGATTATAGATTTGTAATGATGATTCGCCCAGATTGCTACATTAAAAAGTATTTCGCAGAAATATTTAAAGTTGATGATAATAGAGTTTTATATGCACACTTAGATGCAGGTTATAAAATGATTGATAGTGGTGGATCAATATCATTTTTAGATGCACTTGGTTCTAAACTGGATGTTCCTCACGTATGTCATAATATTACTTATTGTCCTCATAAGCATTTTAATTTATTTTTAGACAATCAAGTTTGGCATTGGCACGATTCTTTGCTTAGATTAAGAAATCATATATCAAGGAATGAAATTGGTTTTTTTGTTGATACATTTCATTGGTGTTGTAGTAGTTTGGACTGGAATCCATTATACTCTTTAGTTGGGAGAGGAGAATGCCTTGAGTATAAAGTTCCAAATATGACTTATGATTTTGAAACAAATACAGTTCAATATATTGATACGATTGAAAAATACAAACATTTAATGTATACTGATACAATAGAGGAAAATTTAAAAAACTATGAATGAAATGACATTAGCAATACCATTTTATAATACATCTCAGTATTTTAAAGAGGCAGTAGAGTTTGCATTAAATAATGATTTTGTAAAAGAAATTGTCGTTAATGATGATGGATCCTATGAAGAAGAATGGGATAATTTAAATTCAATTGTAGGTACTTTGAATAGTAATAAAATAAAAGTATTCAGAAATGAAGTAAATCTTGGTGGATTCCGAAACAAATATAATTCTGTTCAAAACTCAACGTGTGAGTGGGTTTATCTGTTAGATAGTGATAATCATCCAGCAGAAACAACCTTAGATATTATCAAAAACATAAAAGATCCAGATCCAGACATCTGTTATATTCCACAGAAATTGCTTCTTTATAAAGATGATGGTTATCGTAATGAAGTCTTTTATGATTTTAAATATGAGAAAATTGGCATTGATGAAGCGCAAGATGCACTTTTGAAAAAAACAAAATGGTTTGATTGGTTTCTGAATACTGGAAACTTTGTATTCAATCGTGAAAAATATCTTGAAAGATTAAGATCTGGTTATGAAGATTTAGAGGAACCAGTTTATGCTTGTAGTATTGCTTTTTCTTATCACTGGATGAGTAAAGGTGGATATTATAAGGTGACACCAGAAATGGAGTATTACCATAGACTTCGTAATGATAGTTATTGGAATGCTTGTGGTGGAAATTCTGATCTATCTGCAAAATATTATCATCAACGTATTATTGACTTAGTATGATTACCGTAGCAATACCTTACTATAATAGTGAAAAATATTTAGAACAGGCATTGGAATTGCCACTGAGTTCTGATTTTGTATCTGAGATTATCATTCACGATGATTGTTCTGAAAATGAAATAGAATCAACACATCCAAAAATTAAGATTTATAGAAATCAAACAAATCTAGGTGCATTTAAAAATAAGTATCTGGCGGTTTCAAAAGCATCTAATGATTGGGTGTATCTTCTTGATAGTGATAATTATTTTTTTGAAAATTCTTTGGAAGTTGTAAAAAATATTAAACCTCAAAGAGGTAGGTATTATTCTCCATCACAACTTCATTTAGTTGACGATGGATTGGATCAAAGTCTTAATGGTAAAATTGTAAAATATGATTTTGGTCAAGTTGACGGATCTAGGGCGAGAGATATATTAAAATCTGGTAGTGGTGAGTTTGAATGGTTGATCAATACTGGAAACTTTTTTATAAATCGTGATGACTATGTATCGTCAATGCAGTCCATAATTGATGATCAAACATATCCTTATTTTGAAGCAGACGCAATAGTGTTTACTTACAATTGGTTAAAGAAAGGAAATATTATTGAAGTTGTAGATGATCTATGGTATAATCATAGACTACGGAGTAATAGTTATTCGCATTCTGTTGGAAATAAAAATTCAGACTCCTTAAACTATCATAAAAATTTAATTAGAGAATTATGATTCGTATTGCCGATGTGCCTCAGGAATTTCTTCCAGAAATGCCCGTTCAATATCCTCCTCATCAAGGATATAGTCCCATGATTGAGGAGCGAGCATATTCATTCTTTAAATCAAAGCAGGAACTAGAATCGGATTATATTTACATTCCTATTCAATGGACTTCGTGGCACATTAATCCTGGTGGTGAGTATGGACAAAATACTCAACCACTTATTGATTTTTGCAATCAACTAACTGAAAAGCATCCTAATGAAAAGTTTTTTACAGTTGTTCAATATGATGGTGGAACATTAGTCCCAATTGATAATTGTAAAATCTTTGCTTCTTCTGGTGATTTTAGTTCACCTCTTGGAAAAAATTCTTCTTATGAACCAATTCCACTTTTATGTGATCCTCATGGTGGAATTCCCAAAGAAGTAAGGCAATATAAAGTTGGATATGCTGGTAGAGATACTCATCCACTTAGAGTTAAAATGAATCAAGTTTTGTCACATTTACCTGGTTATAAGTTTGCTGTTAATCTTGATCATAATAGAACTGAGGTCTTTCGTGACATTCTATATAATTCAGTATTTGCACTCTCCCCAAGAGGATTTGGACCTGCTTCATTTAGAATGTATGAAGCAATTCAAATGCAATGCGTACCCATTTACATTAGTGATGAGTTTTGGTTGCCCTTTACGGAATATATTGAATGGGATAAAATGTGTCTATTGATTAACAATGATGAAATTGAAACGATTCCTGAACGAGTAGATGCTCTATTGGAAAGTGGAGAATATCAAAATATGATTAATTATGGACAAGAAATGTATGAAAAACATTTAACCTGGGATGGTTGCCTAAACACAATTGCAAAAATAGTATGCTGATTAATTTTACAAACTTGTATAAAAAATACAATATGAACATCAAAGGTATTGTTCATATTGGAGCTCACTATGGTGAGGAAATTCAAGAATATGTTGATAATGGAATTCAAAACATTACTGTTTTTGAACCATTGTCTAAAAATTTTGATGTTCTTGCTAAAAGACTTCAAAATGTAAATGCGGATATTCAAGGATATCAAACCGCTCTTGGCAGCGAGAAAGGAACTGCTAAGATGTATTTGAGTAGCAATGAAGCACAAAGTAGTTCAATTCTAAAACCAAAAGATCATCTAGAACATCACCCTGATGTTACATTTGATGGTGATGAAGAAGTAGAAGTTGATCTTCTCGACAATTTTGATCTTCGTTCTGCTAACTTTATGAATGTTGATGTTCAGGGTTATGAACTTGAAGTTTTTAAAGGTGCAGTTGAAACTCTAAAAAACATTGATTATGTTTATTGTGAAGTCAATCGTGGGGAAATGTATGAAGGAAATCCTCTAATTGAAGATATTGATGAGTTCTTAGGTGAGTATGGATTTGAAAGAGTTGAAACTCATTGGCCAGAAACTTGGTATAAGTGGGGGGATGCTCTTTACGTAAAAAAGTCTAAAAGGGCGGATCTTGTAGATACGTCCAAAAATGGTAAGCAACTCTATTGGAATGCAACTTATGAGTTTACCCATAAGTTTTTCAATGAGCACCCAGAACTAAAAGTTGGTGCTGAAATCGGAATTGCTGGTGGGCAACACATCAAACGTCTTTTGGAAAAAACAAACTTGGAAAAAGTTTATGGAGTTGATCCATTAACTTCTGAGATGTGGACTATTTCAAATATGGATTGTGTGAATGTAGATTCTGACTATGGTGGATTTGATAATCTTTATGATCAAATTGTCGGAATGTTAGAACCATATGGTGATAGATCTGAGATTATTCGTAAGACATCTCTGGATGCAGTAGATAATTTTGAAGATGAATCATTAGATTTTGTGTTTGTTGATGCAATTCACACTTATGAAAATTGCTTAGAAGATTTGACTGCATGGGAACCAAAAGTAAAACCTGGTGGATATATTATGGGTCATGATTGGGAACACCCTTCATATCCTGGTGTGCAAAAAGCAGTAGAAGAATTTTTTGAAGATAAAGAAATAACAGGTGTGTTAAGTCCAGTTCACGTTTGGTATGTTCAAAAATGAAAATCTGTATTTTAACTATCGCAACAAACAAGTATATTCAGTTTGTTGAAAGACTTCTTGATAATATTGAGGAGAACTTTCTAAATGGGCATGATATTGAGTGCTTACTTTTTACCGATCATGAAGTAGAAGCGTCTGATAATGTAAGAGTTTGCCAGATTGACCACGAACCTTGGCCAATGCCTACTCTGAAAAGATACAACTACTTTGTAAAAGAAAAGGAGTTTATCTCTCAGTTTGATTATTGTTTCTACTTTGATGTAGATATGGGTCTGGTGAATAAGGTTGGTGATGAGGTTCTAAGCGATCTAGTTGCTACCCAGCACCCCTACCAGTCCTTCTATCCTAAGGAACAGAGGTCGTATGATAGAAACCCACAATCGCTGGCATACGTGCCTGTGGGTGAGGAAGGTGAGCACTATTATGCTGGTGGATTTAATGGTGGATCTACAAAGAGGTTTCTTGAAATGGCAGAAGTTCTTGCTGATCGTGTAACCAAGGATCTTGAAAATGGTGTGATTGCTTTATGGCACGATGAATCTCAGATGAATCGTTACCTGATTGATAATTCACCAACTTTGAGTCTGTCTCCATCATATTGTTTTGCCGAAGAACAAATGGGCAATTCGGATTATCCTTATGAACCTAAAATTATCGCATTGAAGAAGAATCACAATGAACTTAGATCTTAGAGAAATTCCTGCTGTTTATATGAATCTTGAACAGCACACTGAAAAGAATGAAAATATGCAAAAAATTCTCAAAGAATGTGGATTCAAAACAATCATCCGTATAGAAGGAGTTCCTCGTCCAGATTGTCCTGTTGCAGGATGTTCTTCTGCTCATTATAAGGGTTTGTGTGAAATCGATCCACCTTTTATTTTGTTTGAAGATGATTGTATGATTAAGAACTTCCGTCCAGAGATTGAAATTCCTGATGATGCTGACGCAGTTTATCTTGGAATTTCTTCTTGGGGAAGAATGAATGGGCATTCTGGACCTTATGTTCAGTATAATCATGTAAAGGATGATTTATACAGGACTTATAATATGTTAGGTGGACATTCTATCTTGTATCTAACTGATGAATATGTTAGAATGTGTAAGAGAGTTGCATATCATGCTGGATATGTAATTGAAGGTTATCAAGACATTGGATTTGCTGAGATTCAGCGTTGGTTTAATGTTTATACTTTTGATGATCCATTTTTCTTCCAAACAAGTGGATATCATGGAACTGTCAATCCATTGACAAGTTATCCCACCGAAGAATGTTTTAACTTTAATAAAAACTATTTTTTACCTGAGAGAGTTGTATGACTAAATCACTAGTTACTGGTGGTGCTGGATTTATTGGTTCTAATCTTGTAGACCGCCTTCTTGAAATGGGTCATGAAGTTGTGGTGATTGATAATGAGTATTCTGATGCTCATGATCATTTCTATTGGAACGATAAAGCACAAAATTATAAGTATGATATTCGTGACTATGTAAACACACGCCCACTTTATGATGGGGTAGACTATGTGTTTCATATTGCAGCAGAAGCACGTATTCAACCAGCTATCGAAAATCCTATTGAAGCAGTAAGTATTAATTCTGTTGGAACAGTTACTGTTCTTCAATGTGCTCGTGAGGCTGGTGTAAAACGAGTAATGTATTCTTCTACTTCTTCTGGATATGGAATGAATCAGACTCCTAATGTGGAAACTCAACCTGATGATTGTTTAAATCCTTACTCAGTTTCAAAAGTTAATGGAGAAAAACTGTGTAAGATGTACACAAATCTCTATGGACTTCAAACTGTTTGCTTCCGATATTTCAATGTATATGGAGAACGTCAACCTCTTCGTGGACAGTATGCTCCCGTAATTGGAATTTTCCTTCGTCAACGTTCTGCGGGAGAACCCTTAACAATTGTTGGTGATGGAAATCAACGCCGTGATTTTACATATGTTGGGGATGTTGTAAAAGCAAATATTATGGCGGCAATTTCTAATCCAGATCCAGAAGCATTTGGGCAGGTTTATAATGTTGGAACTGGAAATAATTATTCTATCAACCAGATTGCTAGAATGTTTGATCATGAGACTGTAAATATTGCTCCTCGTCCAGGTGAGGCACGTATAAGTCTTGCTAATAATCAAAAACTCCGTAAGACTTTTGGTTGGGAACCCACAATGAAACTTGAAGATTGGCTTTCCGCACAACTATGATTCACATTTTCACTTCGGTTGTTAATCGTCCTGATTTTGTAACTTTGCAAAATCAACTTTTTAAAAAGTTTTTAAAGGATGACTATAAATTTCATATTGTTGATGATTCTATTGAATCAACCATAACAGAACAATTTAAATCAATTTGTTCTGAGAATGGGTTTTCTTATTATAAAAAACCAGAAAGAACAGTATCATTAAATCCTGCACAAGCTTGTGCCGATACTGTTCAATGGACCTATGATACTATTATTAAAGCCAATCACCAAAATGACATCGTGTTCTTTTGTGATTCTGATTTATTCTTAATTGATAATTTTAGCATAACTGAATATATGGAAGATGCCATAATTTCAGGTTTGCCACAATATAGAGGATCTATCACTTATATGTGGAATGGTATTATGTTCTTTAATATGCCAAAGATGGAAGATCTTGATATTGATTTTTCCGATGGTGTGGTAAATGGAGAACTTACTGATGTTGGTGGAAACACTTATTATTATTTCAAAAAGAATAATTTTTGGATGAAAGAAACCGATGTTCAATATCCAACCAATTATAATGAAATTGATTTGCAAAACGAAGAGGTAACCAAGGGATATAATTTTGAGTTACATTTGGATGGTAAGTTTCTTCATTATCGTGCTGCTACTAATTGGCATTCTAATTGGAGAGGGTCTGAAGATCCTCTTACCAATAAAACAAAAGTCTTCAATCAAATTATTGAAAGTATTCTTTCCGAATGATGGATAAAAATAAATCGGTACATAAACTCAAAGGTCTTCCCCCCATTTACTACATCAATCTGGGTGAAAAACCAGAGAGAGCACAGTTTATGGAAGATCAGTTTAAATACTGGGAAGTTGAAAATTATACTCGTATCTCTGCCTATGATGGTCGGGGAGATAGAGATCTTGGAGATATTCTTAAAGGTCGTTATCCTGATATGATGTCTTCTGGTGAAGTTGGATGTGTAACTTCACATCTCAAAGCAATGAAGCATTGGTTGGAAACTTCTGATTCCCCTTGTGCTTTAATGATGGAGGATGATTGTGACATAAGCACTGTCACTCATTGGGGATTTTCTTGGAAAGATTTCTATGCAAAAATTCCTTATGATTATGATGTGATACAACTTGCTATTATTAATCCTGCACAGGTTCACGTCCAGTTGCATCGTCGTTTTGTAAATGACTTTTCAACTGCTTGTTATATGATCACTCGCCATCACGCACAGAAACTTATCAATCTTCATTGTCGTGGTGATAAGTATAAACTTGATCAGGGTGTTAAACCAAGAGCAGTTGCTGATGACTTGATTTATAACTCTGGTAATACTTTTTCTATTCCTTTGTTCTTGTATAAGATTGATCTAGGATCTGACATTCACGATATTCATATTGATGTTTTCCATCGTAGTAGTCACGATGGATTGTGGCAGTTTTGGAGAAATCAATCTGCTGATGTGTCTGATTGGAATCCGTTCTTTGACTATGATCCATATCTTGGTAGACTTCCTCCTGGTTGGGAAGGAAAATAGTAAGCATTTATACTTATTTTGTTAGGACATCCGAACAAAGAGGGGCTTGACCCCTCTTTATTTTTGCTATATAATCTTGTAACAGTTCTTTACAATACTACAATGACTGTAACGACTAATGATCGAGGACAAATGAATATGTGGGCAATTGAACCACCTGTTTATATTTCTGATGAAGATGCAAAGAAGTATGGAATGAAGAGTTATGCTGAACGAGCCGAATCTGCTAATGGTCGCTGGGCTATGCTTGGGATCGTGGCTGGTTTTATCTCTTATGCCCTGACAGGCCATCTGTTTTTTGGTGTAATCTGAGACTTGACAATGACTTCACTTTTGTTTACAATAACATCCGTTGCCTTCTTTGTTTTGTTGGCACATTCAATAAATCAACTTTCAGAAACTTACTAATTTATGGCATACAATGTTACTCTCCGTTCTTCCGATGGTTCTGAAACAACTATCCAATGTGAAGAGGATACCTATATTCTTGATGCAGCAGAAGAAGCAGGTGTTGATCTCCCATACTCCTGCCGTGCTGGCGCTTGTTCCTCTTGTGCTGGTAAGGTAGTTGAAGGAACAGTAGATAACGAAGATCAAACATTCCTTGATGATGATCAAATTGCAGAGGGATTTGTTCTTACTTGTACAGCATATCCCAAGTCGGATTGTGTGATTTTGACTGAGCAAGAGGAAAATCTGTGACTGCTGGAATGCTTGGGCAGTTTGCAATTGCCCTTGAAAAATTGGGATGGGACGCCAATGATGAACTCTCTGTTGAAATCGGTGGCGTAGCAGTAACTGGAACTGCGACTCACCCAGACGCAAATGCAAAGTGGGCGAAGCCATTTGGAACCGTATCTTATCAGAACGACGCTTTTATTGTTATCAAGAATAAAACTAGAAGTCCTATGGTCTTCTCCCAACCTAATCCAGAACTTAAACAACAACATCCATACAAAGGAGAAAAACAATGAACGAAAGAGCAGAACGTATTAATGGTTGGGCAGCGATGATTGGTGTCGTTGCTGCAATGGGTTCGTATGCATTTACGGGCCAAATTATTCCTGGTATTTGGTGAAATGGAGGTTAAAATGCGTAGTGAAGGTTATACTATTCCCGAAGTCCAATTTCAATTTCGTGAAAATGGAGAATTTGTAACTCGTACATCTTCGGAACTCTTCAATGGAAAGCGTGTGGTCATTTTTAGTCTGCCTGGTGCTTTCACTCCTACTTGCAGTGCCTATCAGCTTCCTGGATTCGAAGAGAAATATGACGACTTTATTGGTCTTGGCATCGACGATATTTACTGCATCTCTGTTAATGATGGGTTTGTGATGAATGCCTGGGCACAAGACCAGAATATCAAGAACGTCACTCTTATCCCTGACGGCAATGCTTACTTCACACGTTCTATGGGTATGCTCGTCAATAAGTCTAACCTTGGTTTCGGTGATCGCTCTTGGCGTTATGCTGCTGTCGTGGATAACGGAATCATCGAGAAACTATTCGTTGAAGTGGGGCAACGGGACAACGCTGACACCGACCCTTATGAGCAGACTACTCCAGAAAATGTTCTAGAATATGTTTCGGCAAATGTAAAAGTGGGTGCTACTGTTTGATATAACACTTAATACTACTCAACTCTGTTGCTAAATAGGCAGCAGAGTTTTTTTGTATATGCCACGCGGACACTTGACCAAAGATATTATTAAGTGTGAAGTACTTAAATTAAAAAAAGATTTAGATAATGAGTGGATGAATAAATCTGGATATGATCCAAAGTGGTTAGCGCATCATTATTTGAACAAAGTATTGGACAAGATTGATGAGTATAGGGTATAATAAATATTATAAGAGCAAAATTGATATTAGTTAATGGGCATTTTTAAGAAGACTGTAAAGTATTCTAAGGCTTCTAAGGATCTAGATAGTAAAATAAAAAGTCTTGATGAAGGTCTGAAGAAAACAGGTGTCATTCCCGAGCAGAATGATGCTAAGACTTTTTGTGTTGAAGAAAAGAAAGAGGAAAATATTCCTAAAATTATTGATGAAATTGAAGTAGTAAAGGAGGAAGAAAAGTTATATAATTGGAGAGAGACTCTTCTAGAAGAAAATATTGAAGAAGAAATTTTAGAAGATAATTATGAAACTCCAAGTTTAACTAGAGTTGAAAATTATATTTCAGAGAGTAATAAAGATTTAATTTTAATTAGAGATCAGATATTCAAAGAAATATCAGAACAAACTTTATTAGATCTTCCTGAAATTAAAAATAAAATTTCCAAAGTTTTAGAAATATATGAACAACTTCAAGAAGGTTTATTGAATGAACCTCCTGAGACAAAGAATGAAGATCCTCTTACACCACTCAATCAAAACTTTGTAACTACCGAAGATTTAAATAAGCACTACACATTATTCATTAATCGTGTTCAAGAACAACTTTCAACAATTGGTGGTGGTGGAGAAACTAGATTAAAATATCTTGATGATATTGTAGGTATTGCCACAAATGCGAGTCTTTATGATGGTAAGTTTTTAAAATATGACCACACTATTGGTAAGTTTGTTTTTGAAGCAGCTTCTGGAAGTGGTGGTAGTGGAGAATATGCTAATATTGCTGGTATAGCAACTTATGCTTCCACTGCTGGGGTTTCAACATATTCTTCAATTTCTGGAGTATCTACTTATGCTTCAACAGCAGGAATAAGCACTTATGCATCTTTAAGTGGTATTGCTACTTATGCTTTAACTTCTGGTATCTCCACATATGCACAAACAGCAGGAATAGCAACATCGGCAGGAACAGCAACGACTGCAACAAATCTTTCTGATGCCGCCAATATTCTTACTGGCATCATTAATAAGGACAGAATCTCAACAACGAATGCATTAACTGTTCTTGGTGACTTATATGTAAGCAATAATATTTCTTTTGGTGGCACAGTAACTCAACTGAATACTGAACAACTTAATATTGTTGATGCTGATATTGTATTAGGTATTGGTACAACTTTTAGTCCATCGGATAATACTGCAAATCACGGTGGTATTGCGATTGCATCAACAGAAGGATCTCCACTTGTAGATCTAAATATTGTTCCTGGTGAAACCAATCCAACCACATATAAGAAAATGATGTGGTTTAAGGGTGATACAATTGGTGCTGGTATTACCGATGCTTGGTTGTTTAACTATGCTGTTGGTATTGGATCTACACAAGTTCCTAACGGAGTTCGCCTGGCAGTTGGTAATATTAGACTTACTGATAATACTGTAACTGCAACAACATTTAGTGGATCTTTAAGTGGAAATGCAACAAGTGCCACAACTTCAACTTATGCTTCCACTGCTGGTTTAAGTACCTATGCGTCTACTGCTGGTATTGCTACTGTTGCACAAGGACTGACAGGAACTCCCAATATTAATGTTGGAATCTTTACTTCTACAATTTCTATTCCTACACAGTTAAGAACAAGATCTGTTGCAGAAAAGACTACACTTGTCAGTGGAAATACTGTTGGACTTGCTTTTAGCACTGGTGGTGGAAACGTTGCCATTTGTACTAACCCATCGGCAGATATCACTCTTAATGTAACTGAGATTCCAACAGATAGTTCTTTTGATAATCACAGCATTTCATTCTCTGTAATTGTAACTCAAACAGGAACTGCCAGAAGTTGTACTGCAGTAAACTTAAATGGAGTTTCTAGAACTATTCGTTGGTCTGGGGGATCTCTTGCAAATGCAGTTTCAGGAATCTCAACAAATAACGGATTTGATATTTTTACATTCACAGGAATTAATACAGTAGGTTCTGCAAGTACTACAGCAAATTACGTTGTTTTGGGAAGTTTGAATGGGGGATTTAATTAATGTCTTTTATTTCCAGAGTTAGCACTGGTCGTCAAGGACGTTCACAACAAACTAAAAGAAGAACTCCTGTAACGCCACCAGTTTTTTCAGAAACTGGTTGGAACATTCTGATGATGTACACTGGAAAGAAAATAGCAAGTACAACTTGGACTGCTACTGGTACACCATCTGTTAATACTTTAAGAACTAGTATGGGTTCTCCTGGCACGTCAACGTTTATGACGATGACTGCTGTTTCAACAGGCGCGAATGGAAGAACTGCTCTGGGTCAAGGTCAAGGTTTATATAATGCTTTCTTTACTCAAACTGGTATCACAAAAATTGCTTTGGTTGATGGAAGTGGAAGTAGTCTAGACCCAACTTCTCATACAAACTATCTCGTTTATGATTTGGTAGAAAGTACAGGAAGTGAATCTATTGATGCGATTTTAAAAAGACTGGATATTTACCAGAGAGACGCAGCACAGTTTCAGGCAAATGATAGTGTCTGGCCAAACGCAAGTGTTTTAAACCATACTGCTGGAACAAATGGATATTCTGGTTTACTATCCGCAAGTGGTGGAACAGCATTTAAAGCATTTTCAAGAGCTGGCGCCGATCAAGGCATTCCAGGTCGTTTCTGTGTAATGGGAATCAATAGAGACTCTGATAATGACATTCAGGCATTATGTGCTTTCAGTGGGAACTTACAGTCTGGAAAAGGTGATGCTTGGAGAGGTCAAAACCCAGAACAAACTTTTTGGAGTTACTGGGGAGATGACTTCCATACAGACAGTCGCTTGCGTAGAATCGGAAACCAGTTACAGTCTGCTCCTGGCGTTGCGACACAGTGTATTCATACTGGGGACGTATATTTGCTTGCTTATACCCCTTGACACCAGAAGCAGATGGTGCTATGATAAATAGGTAAACAAATGTTACGGAATTCTCATAATTCTTAACATTGCTCACACCCGCTAACCGAGACCTATGGGTGTATAAATTACGTCTCTCATACCCAGTCTGAGGGTGACTGGGGAATAGTATCACCACCATTTCCCTGATGGTCTTACTACTCTTTTAAACAAATGACTGCTTCAATTGCTTCACGTCAACAACAATCGAATACTTGGGAACAGTTCTGCAACTGGGTTACTTCAACCGATAATCGTCTTTATGTCGGTTGGTTCGGAGTTCTGATGATTCCTTGCCTGCTTGCTGCTACGACTTGTTTCATCATCGCATTCATCGGTGCTCCCCCTGTGGACATTGATGGTATCCGTGAACCCGTTGCTGGTTCACTCATGTACGGAAACAACATCATCTCTGGTGCTGTGATTCCTTCGTCCAATGCTATTGGACTGCACTTTTACCCCATCTGGGAAGCTGCTTCCCTAGATGAGTGGCTTTACAACGGTGGGCCTTTCCAACTGGTTGTGTTCCACTTCCTGATTGGTATCTACGCCTATATGGGTCGTGAGTGGGAACTTTCTTATCGTCTGGGTATGCGTCCTTGGATCTGTGTTGCTTACAGCGCACCCGTTGCTGCTGCTAGCGCAGTGTTTCTGGTCTATCCCTTCGGTCAAGGTTCTTTCTCTGATGCGATGCCCCTGGGTATCTCTGGTACTTTCAACTACATGCTTGTGTTCCAGGCAGAGCACAACATCCTGATGCACCCCTTCCACATGCTTGGAGTTGCTGGTGTCTTCGGTGGTTCTCTGTTCAGTGCAATGCACGGTTCGCTGGTAACTTCTTCTCTGGTTCGTGAAACCACTGAGAACGAGTCACAGAACTATGGTTACAAGTTCGGTCAAGAAGAAGAGACTTATAACATCGTTGCTGCTCACGGTTATTTCGGACGCCTTATTTTCCAATATGCTTCCTTCAATAACTCCCGTTCGCTGCACTTCTTCCTTGCTGCCTGGCCCGTGGTTGGCATCTGGTTCACCGCTCTTGGTGTTTCCACGATGGCTTTTAACCTTAACGGTTTTAATTTCAATCAGTCCATCATTGACTCTCAGGGTCGTGTATTGAACACCTGGGCTGATGTTCTTAACCGTGCTGGACTGGGCATGGAAGTGATGCATGAACGTAATGCTCACAATTTCCCATTGGATCTTGCTGCTGCCGAAAGCACACCTGTTGCTCTCACTGCTCCTGCCATTGGTTGATAAAATAAAAACAGAATAATATCAAAAGGGGACTTGCAAAAGTCCCTTTTTTACTATATAATAATGAATGAGAATAAAGCACGAGTAAAATGGCAAGAGCAATTCAGGTAGAAGGAATTAAGTATTGTAAGAGTTGTGATACTACTAAACCAATTGATGATTTTTATTTGAGAAATAAAACCAGTATGGTTAGACATTCAACTTGTAAAGAATGCGATAGAAAAAGAGTTAAAGAAAATCACGATCCCATTAAGTATCGGGAACAACACCTTAAAAGAACGTATGGCATTACTCAAAAAGATTATGAATTAATGCTTGCAGAACAAAATAACCAGTGTGCTATTTGTAATACCACAGAACCTGGTGGAAGGCACAATACTGATTATTTTGTTGTAGATCATTGCCATACAACTGGTAAGAATAGAAAACTTCTTTGCCATAATTGCAACACAGCAATGGGACTTCTTGGAGATAATGTGAGTGTGATTGAAAGTATGATTAAGTATTTGGAGGAGCATAAGCACTAATACTCATTGACCCCTTTGTTAACTTATGTTAAGATAAATATGAGAAATCACTAGGGAGGCTATGACTTCTTCAACACTTTCACGACCTATTCAACAAAGGGGGTGGTTCGATGTCCTGGATGACTGGCTTAAACGAGATCGCTTTGTATTTGTGGGTTGGTCTGGACTATTACTTTTTCCCACTGCTTATCTTGCCCTTGGTGGCTGGCTTACTGGCACAACGTTTGTTACAAGCTGGTACACCCACGGGTTGGCGTCTAGTTACCTTGAGGGTGCTAATTTCCTTACGGCAGCTGTGTCAACGCCTGCAGATTCTATGGGTCATTCTCTTCTTCTACTTTGGGGTCCTGAGTCTCAAGGGGATTTCGTCAGGTGGGTCCAACTTGGGGGACTCTGGACTTTTGTGGCGCTCCACGGGGCTTTCAGCCTAATTGGATTTATGCTTCGTCAGTTTGAGATTGCTCGCCTGGTAGGTATCCGTCCTTACAACGCAATCGCATTCTCTGGTCCTATTGCAGTATTTGTTTCGGTCTTCCTGATGTACCCTCTGGGGCAATCCAGTTGGTTCTTCGCACCTTCCTTTGGTGTTGCTGCCATCTTCAGGTTCCTGCTGTTCCTTCAGGGTTTCCACAACTGGACGCTGAACCCCTTCCATATGATGGGAGTTGCTGGTATACTAGGAGGTGCTCTACTATGTGCTATTCATGGTGCAACGGTCGAAAACACCCTCTTTGAAGACGGAAACCAAGCAAACACCTTCAAGGCGTTTGAACCTACTCAAGAAGAGGAAACCTATTCTATGGTTACGGCGAATAGGTTCTGGTCTCAAATTTTTGGTATCGCTTTTAGTAATAAGCGTTGGCTCCATTTCTTTATGTTGTTTGTACCTGTTATGGGTCTTTGGACATCTAGTATTGGAATTATTGGACTCGCTCTTAACCTTAGAGCATACGATTTCGTATCACAGGAAATCCGTGCAGCAGAAGATCCAGAGTTTGAGACTTTCTACACAAAGAACATCCTTCTAAATGAAGGACTTCGTGCCTGGATGGCACCAGTTGATCAACCTCATGAGAACTTCGTGTTCCCAGAGGAAGTGTTGCCTAGGGGTAACGCACTCTAATCTAAATAAGGGAGTTCTACGAACTCCTTTTTTTATGTTTTTAATGCTCTTTTCATTCATAGCATTCGGATTTTTTATGTTTATAGTATCAGTACTGCAAGATTTATGATCACTTCTACTACTCCTTATAAATTAGCAGAAATTATTCGTGATACATGGCCTCAACTTTACAATCCATCAAAACCATCTTATAATAAAGAAAAGCATACACAAAATGAACGAATATTGGGTCGTAACTGAAAATAGAACTGGAAAAATTATTGCGCATTGTGGTGATATTAATGATGCACTTATGATGGTAAGTTTTGATCCTCACAATCGTTCTTACAATCGTCATCGTTTTATTATGGATCAGGTGATTGATATTACTTCTACAACAGATAAACAACTTCCAGGACAACTTGGTCTTCCTTCTGGACAAATTCCAGTGCTAAATGATTATAAGGAAAAACTTCCAGAAGGATTGCAGAAACCTGTAATTGTATGAGATAATTAAAAAAGAAAAATGTATACACCTGAAGGGTATATTGGTGATCCTCCAGATGCAGAATGTCCTTACTGTGGAAAGAAACAAAAACCTTGTTCTTATGTAAATAGTTTAAGACGTGTTTGGGCAAGAAATGCCTGTTTAAACAAATATAATAAACAATCTTTAGAAAATGATTAAAGTATTATTTTTTGCCAGAAATTGTAGAGAAGAAGTTTGGGAACATGATTTTATTTTGAATGAAATATTGCCAAAAAGTTTAGAAAAGTCCGTACATTTTCTTTCTTTAGATCAAGTTAGAAATTCTAACGAAACTTTTGATGTTTTTGTCTATAGTTGTAGAGATCCTGAAATATATGAATGGGGATATATGCCTTCATATGATGAAGCTTTGGAATGTGTTTTAAAATTAAAACCAAAAGTTGTAATTCAACTGTCTGATGAATATGCTCACGAAGATTTAGATGTTCATAATGAATTGGCAAATTACTGTGAGTTATTTTTAAGACAGCATAATCATCAAGAATTTAGAAGAGAAATATGCAAAACTCCATTATATTCGTATGAAAATATAATTCATATGCCATTGGGATATCTTAATGATACTCCTGTTAATGAAATTAAAATATTACCACCAGAGAAAAGAAAATATAATTGGTCCTTTGTTGGTAAAATAAAAGATGGGCAATTTTTTTATTACAATTATGAAGTTAATGAATGGTTGCCAACAACTGATCGTGCTAAAATGATAGAAACTTTTGAAAATTCTATCGATAATTATTTTTTCAAAGAAAGTGGAGTTGATAAAAAACAATTAGTTGATCTTTATAGCGATTCTATATTTGTTCCATGCGGTAGGGGAAATACATCTTTAAATTGTTTTAGGCACTATGAAGCAACTATATGTGGTGCAATACCCGTAGTTGTTTGGAGATGGCAGGGTGAAATTGATATTGTATTTAAATTTGGTGTGACACCAATACCTTGGATTTTTGCTCTTACTTGGGAAGATGCTGTTCGGCAGTGTAAAGAATTACTGAATCAACCAGAGAAACTTAGAGAACTTCAAGAGAAGAATATAAATTGGTGGAACAATGTTATGAATAACATTCGTGACAGAGTAAAATCTGTTTTGATTAGACCGATTGATTTAACTAGATCTGAGAAATTAAAAAATTTTCCACCAGTCCATTTTATTAGTATTGAAGAAACTGTAGAAAGAAGAAATCTTTTAATTGAAAAATTTAAAGATGTTGGTATTAATAATGTTACTCCTCATATTTTTAAACGTTATAAGAATGAAGATCATATAATAGTTTCTGAATTTCTAGATAGAATTGGGCAATGGAGATTAAGTGAGGGTAGTCGTGGACCAGTAACTTCTCACTTAAAGGCGGTTAAACAATGGTATTATGAAACTGACGAACCTTATGCATTCTTTTGTGAGGATGATCTTAGTTTAGAAACAGTTGATTACTGGAACTTTACATGGGATCAATTTTTAGAAAGGTTGCCAAAAGATTGGGAGTGTATTCAACTTGCTTGGATAAGAGAACATCTATTTTATTATGGAGATAAGTTTAGAAATAGGTGTTGGTGTGATTGGTCCGCCTGCGCGTATTTAATTTCTAGAGAACATGCTAGAAAATTAATAGAAACATATCATCCAGACGATAAATTCTATTTGGATGTTAAAGGAAATGATGTTAGTGGTAGGGCAGAAAACTTTATAGTTCCTGTTGTTGAAACAATTATGTTTTCTTCTTTTGGACCGATATATTCATTCCCACTTTTTGTTGAAGATATACATGGATGCAAATCATCTTATCTAGATCTTATGGGAGAAACTGCTCAAAATCTTAATGGGCAATGTGATCATTATCACATAAGATCCCATGATGAAATTATAGAATGGTGGAAAACTAAAGGTAAAAATTTAAAAGCAAATGAACTTTAATAAAATTAAACAATATTTAACCAGAGATTCTGATATCACTTATTATGATGAGTGGCATTACATTTATATAACCATTAAAGAATTAATAGAAGTTATTAAAACGAGGAATAAATAAACATAGGTTGCAAATACTTATGGTTCCTCTACACTCGTTTAAGGACTACTTGTTCAATCTTGAAACAACTAGTAAAGCAGAAGCAAAACGAATGTGGAAAAAAAATATAAAAGAGCAATGGGAATATAAGTGTGCGTATTGTAAATCTGAAGAAAACATAACTCTTGACCATATTTTTCCTCAATGTAAAGGTGGACTTGATATTAAAACAAATGTAGTTGCATGTTGTCATTCTTGTAATCAATCTAAAGGTCATACTCCTTGGGAAGAGTGGTATTATAAGCAAGACTTTTTTTCTCATGATAATTATCTTAAAATAAAAAATTGGATGAAACCAGAAAGTCCTACGAATCTTTATGCATATCGACCAAGAAGAAATAATGTTAGTTAGATAAATATCCTTAACGAGGGCATTTTCTGTTAATAAGAGAGTATTCAACTAATGGCAGATATAAAGGTACGTGTAAATTCTGAAAATCTACCAACCGTAAAAGTCGGCCAAGAAAATGCTATAAAAATAGTTGCAAGTAGTTCTGGAGCTCAAGGAACGCAAGGGACGCAAGGAACGACAGGACTGCAAGGAACCCAGGGATTGCAGGGGGAAAGGGGAAATCAAGGTGCAACTGGACTTTCTGGTGAATTTGTTGGACAAGGTGCTCAAGGACTTCAAGGTGAAATTGGTTCTCAGGGATTCCAAGGAACTCAAGGAGCAACTGGATCACAAGGTTCACAAGGAACTCAAGGTGTTATCGGTTCTCAGGGATTCCAAGGAACTCAAGGAACTGTTGGTTCTCAGGGATCTCAAGGTCTTCAAGGACTTCAAGGTGAAATTGGTTCTCAGGGATTCCAAGGAACTCAAGGAGCAACTGGATCACAAGGTTCACAAGGAACTCAAGGTGTTATCGGTTCTCAGGGATTCCAAGGAACTCAAGGAACTGTTGGTTCTCAGGGATCTCAAGGTCTTCAAGGGCAAATAGGTAATCAAGGTTCTCAAGGAACTCAAGGAACTCAAGGAACTGTTGGTTCTCAGGGATCTCAAGGAACTCAAGGTGTTATCGGTTCTCAGGGATTCCAAGGAACTCAAGGAACTGTTGGTTCTCAGGGATCTCAAGGTCTTCAAGGGCAAATAGGTAATCAAGGTTCTCAAGGTCTACAGGGAACTATTGGTTCCCAAGGTTCTCAAGGTCTTCAGGGGCAAATTGGATCTCAAGGTTCTCAAGGTTCGCAAGGAACTGTTGGTTCTCAGGGAATCCAAGGAACTCAGGGAACGATTGGATCGCAAGGTTTTCAAGGTTCTCAAGGTGCTCAGGGAACTCAAGGAACTATTGGTTCTCAAGGTTCTCAAGGTCTTCAGGGAGTAATAGGATCTCAAGGTTTTCAGGGATTAGTTGGGCAACGTGGTAATGATGGAACTTCTGTATCTATTGTTGGATCGTTAGGATTAACTGTAGGAAATGAGCAAACTCAACTTAATGCTTCTGGAAATTCTTGGTATCCTCCTTCTCCTGGTGATGGTGTAATTGATAGCAATACTGGAAATCTTTGGGTTTATGATGGTGTAATATGGAACAATGTGGGAACTGTAAGAGGACCTCAAGGACTTCAGGGATCCAAAGGAGACCAAGGAACGCAAGGTACGATTGGATCTCAAGGATTCCAAGGTTCTCAAGGTGCTCAGGGAACTCAAGGAACTATTGGTTCTCAAGGTTCACAAGGAACTCAAGGAACTATTGGTTCTCAAGGTGTTCAGGGAACACAAGGCATAATTGGTTCTCAAGGTGTTCAGGGAACACAAGGCATAATTGGTTCTCAAGGTGTTCAGGGAACACAAGGTATAATTGGTTCTCAAGGTTTGCAGGGAACTCAAGGAACTCAAGGAACAACAGGATCACAAGGTTCTGCACCTTCTTTAACTGTAAGTACTAGATCTGGGTATTCTGGAATTAATAGTACTGATGCTGTAACAAATGTAAGTGCTATTAGATTTGATAGGAATACTGGATTTGCAGTTACCGATTTGGGTAGCGGTGAAGTTTTTGTCCAACTTGGAAGTAGTTTTAAAACTTGGAATGTTGCTGGACAAGATTCTTTAGTTGCAGTTGCCGAAGATACTGTAGAGTTTATTGCTGGACCTGGAATTGCAATAACAACTAAAGCGACAGATCCTAAAACAATAACATTTTCAACTATTGTAGGTGTAGGATCTACAGGTTCTCAAGGTGTTCAGGGATCGCAAGGAATTCAAGGTATTATTGGTTCCCAAGGTTTTCAAGGTCTTCAGGGAGTTATCGGTTCTCAAGGTTCGCAGGGATTACAAGGAATTAATGGATCTCAAGGTGCTCAGGGAACTCAAGGCACAACAGGAACAATAGGATCGCAAGGATCGCAAGGAACTCAAGGTCTTATCGGTTCGCAAGGTTCACAAGGAACTCAAGGCACAATAGGAACAATAGGATCGCAAGGATCGCAAGGAACTCAAGGCACAATAGGAACAATAGGATCGCAAGGTTCGCAAGGAACTCAAGGTCTTATCGGTTCTCAAGGTGCTCAGGGAACCCAAGGAGTAATTGGATCGCAAGGTTCGCAAGGAACTCAAGGTCTTATCGGTTCTCAAGGTGCTCAGGGAACCCAAGGAGTAACTGGATCACAAGGTTCCCAAGGAACTCAAGGACTAACTGGATCACAAGGTTCCCAAGGAACTCAAGGACTAACTGGATCACAAGGTGCTCAGGGAACTCAAGGCACAATAGGAACGCAAGGTTTACAGGGAACTCAAGGCACAATAGGAACGCAAGGTTTAC